GACTGGAGTTCAGACGTGTGCTCTTCCGATCTCCTGTAGTTGATTTCAAAGCTTTCATTTTAGCTACAGTAGAAGGGTGAACACCCACCGCAACAGGTACTCCATTTGCTACATTTACTTGCAAAGCAATAGCCGTTAAAACGTCAAACTCGTTTGCTGTCGCTACTGAGTTAGCCAAAGCACCTGCACTAAATGCTGTAGCCTTAGTTTTCAACCCTGTTAAGTTATCGCCTGTACCATCACCTGCCCACAATTGGTCTTCTGTTTTCAAGTTAACCCTTTTCACTAAATTGTTAGTAATATAAGAAGCTAAGAAGTTTGCATCAGCTAACATTTCAGTTGTCACCTTGCCATATACAGCAATCTTTTTAACCGAAGCTGATTGTTCTACATACTTAACAGATAATTGGGTCTTACCATCACCTTCGCCAATGAAAATCGGTGTTCCTTCCTCATCGGTTTCTTCAATCCATACAACCCTATTAGAGCCTGTAGCACCAACAGAAACGTTAGCTAAGTATTTTTCCAATCTACCTCTAATAACAGATATGATACCTGTATTTTGAGTTATACTGATTTGAGTAGAACCGCTACCAATAGTGTTATCCACACCCATTGTAATCGCAGCCTTTTCAATAGTAAATCGTAACGGCTCTGTTTGCTTGCCATCAGCTTTAACAATAGCGTTAATCTCATCTTTTTTAGAATCAATCGCTTTAACCAAAGCCTCGCTAAAAGAAACGTTTTTCAACTCTTTAGCCTCTGATTGGCTTTTTAACTTTAACTCTAAAGCATCTACTTGCTTTGCAATAGCATCTTTAAATGAGTTAAACTCTGTCTTATCTTCCGCTTTTTCAATACGTTCAATAAGTTCTTTTGCTTTAGCTTCCACTTTTGCATCTGCATCATTTACAGCATCGCCTTTAGCCTTTTCAGCTAGTCCTTTTACTTTTTCAAGTAAGTCTTCTTTTAAATTTTGAAGTTCCTTATCCATTTTTATAATTCGTTTTTAAGTTCTTTTAAAAAATTTATCATTACATCATTTTTAGAAGGTTCAATTTTTAACGGTTCGGGCGTTGGTACGACCTGAATGTTTTTTAATTTTTCTATCTCTTCTTCTATAAATGTTTCTGTCATTTTTAATTGCATTTCCAATAAAGGAAACATATCGTCTGTGTAAGTACCCTTTCTTATCGCTTTAACCAATTTTTGAGAATGCTCAAATGCTTTCTTTATGTCATTCTCAAATAGGTTTTCAAATAAAGATTTAACTTCTAAGGTCGGCGTTTCAGGATTAGCACCCCAAACTACCGTACTACCTTCGTATAACTTAGCTTCGTATATTGTTGTATATTCTGTACCATCCTCCATTTGCTTAGTTTCCCATTTACCCCTAGGTACGGTAAACATTACACTATGCTCTGTAATTAATCCCTCTTGGTACAACTTAGCAATATCGTTACCGTGATTAGTATCAATTATGGTACTTGTCATTTTAAGACCGTATGAATCTTCTTCAAAATCGGGTATAGATAAAACGAATTCAGGATAAGGTCTATGATTAGACAAGTGTCTAAGCATATTAGAACCGCCTTTTCCACGCTCCATTAAAGACTTCTTATAACACCCTTGTGTCATTAAGTCGCCATCTTTATCTATGTTTCCAAAGGCACTAACGTACGCTACGATAGTTCTACCGCTAACGTCTTTTACTTGCCCTCCAAGTCCCTTTACTTTCATAATTTCACAATAAATGATACTTTTAAACATAAAAATATTTCTATTATATGTACTTATTAATATATTGTGTTATATTTGCAATACATATATAAATATTTGCAATTTGGAGGAATATAAAGTAAGTGAATTAAAGGTAGTGACTTGGAAGAGTCTTGTAGGGTTAATGGGTATAAGTTCTAGGATGGGTTCTACGCTTATAAAAAATACTAGGGTATGCTACAATAAGCCTAGGGGTGCAATCACTTTAGGTCAAGTATTAAGGGCTAATAATTTACATACAGATAAACAAGATAAATAATGAAATTCATACTTAAAAGCGTTAAAATTCAATCAGTTCCTAGGTACAAGAATCTCGATTCGAATTATATTGATACTGATATAATTTCACAAACTTTTGAAATATTGATACCTAGGTTTTCTTCTACTTTAGAAATTCAATGCTTTGAGGGTGAAAAACTATTAAACAAAATAAGTTCAATGTTTAATATACACATATCAGATATTGAACTTGAAGATTTTACAGATAATTAAACAAAATAAATATGCAATTAAGATTAACATTAAAGTCTGGTATAGTCGTTGAAGGAGTACTTGCCAAACAACAAGCACAAACAGAAGTACCGAGTATTACGTTAGTTACAAACTACGCTAAGAAAATTAAGGAGTACAAAGTCAAAACCTGTTATCCGAGCGGTCAAAAGCATGACAAAGGCTATGATAAGGTAGAGTATCGTTCGTATGATTATATAGAAGTCCACGGTCGTGAAAATACCAATGCTACTGTTTTTACAAGTACTATATTAAAGCAAGAAGAGATAAAATAATATTTTTTTTCCTAAACGATTAGTTAAGTTGAATAGCACTTCTTTTAGAGGTGCTTATTTTTTTTAAAAAAAAGTGTGAAAATATTTTTTAATATAAAAAAATGTATTACTTTTACATATCGAATCATTTAAACGAATAAGAAAATGGAATTAAGAAAACACCAAATAGAGATAATAGCACAAAATAAAGGCTTTAAAGTTAAAACTGTAATACCTTCTAATTTTGAAGAAATAGAATATTTAGCTGTTACGATTACGTTTGGCGTTACAGTTTTCTTTTTGATGAATAATAACACATTTAATTACAATTACTCACATACTTATAATTTCGCTACAGATAAGACTACAAAAAGAATACCTTCAATTTTTAAATAATTATGGGACATAGGTCACGAATGACACCAGAGCAAAGGTTAAAATGGGACTCTGGGAATTATAAGAAAATTTTAGAGGCTAACAAAGGCTCTAATTATGAATATTGGACAGAAAAGCACGAAAAAATGCTACAAAATGGTTGGAGTTTGTTTTTAATAACAAAAACGCCTACAAGACAATGGAATAAATTATTTCAATCAAACTCAACATCATCCAAAGAGCACGCTGAAAAATATATAAAGCAATTACGAGAAGAAAATAATTTTGCTAGAATTGTTTGTGGGTACAATAAAAATAGACAAAGAATAAAAATGTATTCAATAATTTTTAAATCTAAAAAATAATGAAAAATAACAACCCTTACGAATTTAAATTGAAAGAAAGTCTTATTATCTTAGCCTGTATAATATTAGCTATTGTTATTCCTAATTTGATAGGGTTGCCTTAACGAAAGAAGGTTGAAGATAACATTCCAACGAGCAAACTTTTTAGAAACCCTATCAAGTTTGCCTTTTTGTTTGATTCAATTATAGTGTCTTCGTACTCTTCTTCAATAGGTGAATAGTGAACGCTGCAACGACAGTTGATTTTATTTGATGCACTCGCTCCGTTGTTACTATCACCGGGATACATCATTCTTTCGCCCCCCACGATAAACAACTCTTCTTTTGGAATAGGCTTCTTGCCTTGCATTGCTCCATGTGATTCCCTCTCACGTCCATCTAAGCGTGGTAGCCATCTTTTTTCCTGTTTGAATGGTATTGCATCAGAAAGTATTTTAGTGGCTTCCGAATTGACGTAAGTGGTCTCTGTACGTGCAATTCTTATGGCTCTCATCTTAGTTACTTCACCGTTAGTAATTTTAGTTATATCCCTTGCGATTTGTGCCTTAGTTTTATTTTGTGCTAACCCTTCCCTTATTGTCTTTGCGATTAATTCTTGTGTGTATTCTGTTACCCTAGTGACTTTATCAGCTATAATTAAATTATTCGAAACATCGTACACTTGCTTGATTATCTCTTCATTTCTAAACCCTACGTTAATCTGTTGTATAACCTCGTTCTTGTTGAATTTAACCTCAATTCCTTTAATCATTAGTCTAAGGTTTTGAGGAATCAAGGTTTTAGAGCTTCTTATTACAAATTCTTGATAGGCTTTTAGTATTTCTTCTCTATCTACATACTGATTTAAACTAGCTAACAATATATAAGGGTCTATATCCTTCGTTATTTGACTTGTGCTTGCTCTTAATCCTTTAAGGAATACAATATAACCCATACGCTCATTTTTAGCGAGCATACGTTGCGTTTCGGCTGTTAATTGCGCAAGCTCCTTCTTTGTCATAATAAAGTATTACCTGTATCTATTTGAGGTAGGTCAAAGGCTATGTCGTCAAGTATCTTTTTGCTTGAAGAAACTAGAATCTTATCAGCATTTTCACCTTCGTATGTGTCGTATTTGATTACCTCTCTAATCTCGTTAGTAGTTACTGCTTCTGTGCTTTTTAACCTTTCAGCAACTTTGAATAGTTCCTCATACATCTCTGGGAACTCCGTATAATCAAAATCTATGTATAAATTATCCTCGTAAGTAGGGCATAACCAACTATTTAACCCATTTTTTAACGCTTCTAATTCAGGGATAACTCCATCAGTCACGCTTGAAACTTTCCCTTGTTGCATAGTGTCATAACTTGCTGATTCGTGGTCATTTAAAACTACCATACTGTTAACGTGAAACAAAGAACACCAAGCTTTGTCGTCATAGCTTTTTGATGCCAATATATCTAAGTCAACAGGGCTCAATCCAAGTTCAATAGAACCTAAAGGAATTGAGTTTAAGGCTATACCGCCATTTCCCGATTCGTTAATTAACTTTCTTAGCTTCTCATTAGCACTTGATTCTTGCTTGTCCGTTGGAATATGAATAGATGAAAGTTGTTCAGGCGTTAAGTTAGGGAATACAATCTTTTTAGCCCCTCTATTTTGCATTGTTTCAGTTTCAGCATCTAAAGCATCACTAGACTTCTGCATTAACTTTCTAGCCGACTTAAATATACTTGTGCCATCAAACCCGCCAGCTACAGGGCTAAACGTTTTTATACAGCATACTTCATCTGTATTTATCTTTTCGGTTGGTTGCCTTTTGTCTATGTAGTTCGCTATAATAGTAGTGCCTTGTCCTGTTTCTGCTACAATATGTTGTGAAGGCAACAAGTATAAATGTTGAAAACCTTTTGTCCTTGTTGAATTCTCAGCCTTTGCTCCTTTTATAAAAACACGACCTACAAACTTCTTATAAACTAAATATCCATATATGAACTCATCCCAA